TCACGAACAAGTAAGAAATTCATCGTGATACAAGCTGCAATTTTACTCTGTTCACCAGCTCAGACTTTGGCAGAGTTCTAGAGCGCACTAAGATGGCGCACAGCTCTTGGATGGAGTGTGCACTTACGTAAGGCGGTCATATCACTGGCAGAAAGCGCCGCATATCAGAGCCTGGGATACGAATTTCGGCCCACCGGTTACTTGCTGTATTTGATGCGTCTGCGGCATTCTGTTTTTGCCACTGCTTCACACCTGCATAAGTGCTCAACCATTGGTTACGAATTGTTGCAGCGGCTTCAACCGTCATGGTGACACCAGAGCTAGCAGCGTAATTCCGCAAACCTTTAGCACCCGACCCATACAGCAAGCCAAAATTGGCGCTTTTCGCGATCTGGCGAGTACAGCCGATTGCCTCAGCGGTAACCGTGTGGAGGTCTTCGCCAGCCTGGAACGCCTTGATCATTTTTTCATCCTGCGCCACTGCTGCAGCGAGTCGAAGTTCCATCTGACCAAAATCCGCATCCACAAGTAGCCAACCATCAGGAGCCTCAACACATTGTCGAAACTCTGTATCACGGGGAATTTGCTGGTTGTTGGGTTTAATGCATGACATACGGCCTGTTTCCGATCCAAGCTGGAGGTAGCTGGCACGTACAAAACCATCTGGGTCCATTTTTTCAAGGATCCCTTCAGCCATTTGACGACGCTTTTCACTTTTCTTCCAGGCCAAATAGGTCTGTATGACATGGTGGTCCGCAGCGTAGTTCTGAAGTGCTGCCCTACTAGCACTGGGCTTGCCTGTTTTATTGTCCTTTGGCACTGTCCCCAGAAGTGCTGTGAACTTTTCTAACAATTGCTTGGGACTATTTAAGTTGAAGCCTGCTTCTAGCTTGGTCCCACGGCGAGCATCACCCGTAGCTTTTGGCCTGAGGTTAAACGTTTGCGGCGCCGTTTCAATCTGTTCAATTTCCGCATACCACTTTTCGTAGTCTGAGTCTTCGTGCCCCATTTGCGTGACAAGGTCTCGAAGTTTTGAAAGTCTTTGAGTATTTGCTGCTTCTCTTGGGAGCTTGTGTTCCGCCGGAAGCGCATTATCAAGTTCCCGTAGAAAGTCTCTACCGAGCGCATGAATGTCGTGTTGGTAATCATTACAAAGCTGCTCAAGACTGGTACGGTTCCAAGGAAGCCCGGTACGCCACATCTGGGCCATAGCGGGAAGTGCTCTGCACTCTAATGTATAAGCTTCGGAAAGCCTTGCATTCTGTAGCGCCGCTGTAAGTGGATAGTCCAGCTGCAGCAGCACCTCAACATCTTTAGCGGCATAGACCAACTGGTCTCGACTTAAGACTGGAACGCTCCAATCAGACCGCTGCTGTTCCTTGTCGAGTTCAATTTTGAGGACACGCTTAGCAACATGGGCCAGTCCGTGTCTGAGGTTAGGCGTTCCATTGTGGTGGAGCTTACTGGCAAGCATGGTGCAGCCAATCCGGCCACGCACATAGATGCCATGTTCTTGAAGCCAGCCAAGGTCAAACACTGCATTGTGGGCTAACCAGTACCGCTCACCGTTGGTAAAGAACAGACGAAGCTTTTGCCAGCCATCGGTATCTAGTTCAAAGCAGTCAATGATGATGATGGTTTTACTGACTTCGCAGCCGAGCTGGATTAAACGAAGTTTGCCTATTTCAGGCTGTAGCTGGAGCGTTTCAGTATCGAAGGCGATAGAAATGGATGTCGAGATCCTGTGCAGATGCTCGACACCGAAAAACAAGTTGTAGTCAGACATGGGTGGTCTTCAAAGAAGTGTGTATTCAGGAAGTGGGCCTGTCCATTCGGACTCGTGTTGGCCTTCGGGACTGTACCATCCGCTGTCGTCTATACGCCAGCCAGCTGTGCAACGCTTAAGCGCCTTGTAATTTTCCCAAACAGGTTCTTCAGGAAAAGGGTTTCCGTAGTCGTGTTCCCAGTCGTGTTCGCTGATGCCGGTGGGTGTGTACCAGCCACCTTCGTCAGCTTCCCAGCCTTCTGCGGTACGCATTTTCCAAAGCTTGTCTTGGTCAGCCATAGCGCGATCAACTTGAGCAGCGTTCACAGCATAGTTATCGAACCAAGCCGCAACCCGAAGATTGTAATCTGCGGCCTCATTTGTAAGTAGCTTGGAACGTTCTTAAGTTTTACGCTTGCAAAGGTGCTGGTGTCAAATGGGTGTGTAGACATGATTAAAGAGGAAAGGTTTCGTAAGAGGTTTTCAAAAGGTTTTTGATTATTACCTCTAGTTCTGCAACCCTATCAGTGGAGTCAAGGTCGCAGATAATTGGGACTTCAGCTGTAAACCATTTGTAACCACAGGCTGGGCATTTACGGCCCCGCACAATGCTGCTTTCAAAACGAGGTTTGGTTTGAGTGACCCACCGATCACCTTTTTGCGGTGACCGGTTGCAGTCTGGGCAATTCATGCGAGAGGATCGTCATAAGGGTCAAGTTCAAATTCTGAAATGAGGCGGCATAAGTACCACCTGGCTTTGCGGAGGTCTTCAAGGCCATTTTTCTGGCGGTACCTCCAGATGTATTTGATGCAATTGCCGCGCAGATAACCAAAAAATTCTTCGGTTGTCATTGCGGCTTTGATCGCTTCAATACACTCCACGCCGCTACTGCTTTGGTAGTGACCTGGAGCGTTGACAGGATCAGTCATCAAATTCAATCGGGGGAATTACACACCAGTCAGTAATCCAGGGCAACATGCGTAGCACCTGTTCCCGTGTTGGTGCGTTTGTATGGTCTAGTGGTTCGTCCCAAAGAATGACTGCTTGACAGTGTGCAGAGTCAAACTCGGGTGGATCTAGGTGTGTTGCAGGTAAGACCTGAACAGCATCATCAACAATGGCCTGAACAAACAGGGCATCTGAACCTTGGTGTAGCTGTAGCTGATTAGTTGAGCGTGGGCCATGGTGGGGCTCCGAACGACTTGCTTACAGTAGCACACTATGTCAGATGTGCCGTAATGCTGGGGAAGAACTCATGCGCGTAGGTGCTCATGACACTGGCATCAATACCGGAATTGAGCGCAATCTCTATGTCGCGTTCCAAGCGGCAGAAATCCTCAGGCGTGTCGTGATACAAATCTTCACAAACACTGATAGGCAGTAGGTCCGATCCATACGCTGTGTACCGCACAATTGCTAAATAGGGCGTCGGTCCTTTTAGCTCGTAGTACGTGATGGTGGCCCATTCTTGCATTGGACCGCAGTACCTGACACCAGTCTGGCTCAGGAACCAATCAGTGAGCATAATGTAGTAGTGAGCATTTTTACAATGGATCCAAACCGTGAATTTGTCTACGAGCGGTACGCCCGTAAAATTTCCAGCTGCGAAGACACGAAGGAATTGCAAGAGTTGGCCTGCAAGTTCCTCCGCCTTTACTTGACGCAGCAGGAAGTAGTGGAAGGTCTGATCAAAAAGGGCTGGCTGCCCGATTTACCCGATGACTCTGACACCCGCTAATCGTTCTTGAGCAGCAGCAGCACGCGCATTCTTATTGGTGACAACCTGCAGAGCCGTTTGCTTAAAGCAGGCCCGCTTTGTTTCTATAGGAATAGCTGTAAGGAGTTTTTGCATTTTAAAAACAAAAAACTCTTCGTCTTCACTGACCTTTTCGGCGGATATGTGGGACGACTGAACTCCGTTACATAGGCAGCTAACCATCCAGTAAGAAAAAGCAGGCGATTCTAAAAGATCCCTTAATAGGACGTTTTCAGAAGCTGCAAGGACGTCTTCAGGTAGATCAAAGGTAGGCATGAGTGCGGGTAGGTTTACTAGAGTAGTGGACCGTCAGAATCCTACACGAAGTCGTCGTCAAAGTCACCAGCCAAAAATTTATTTATTAATTTCTTCAAAAAGTATGTCCTTTTTACATCTATATCATTCAACTTTGCATCCATACGCTCCACCAAATTTGCAGGCATGTTGCTCACGGTAAAGGTTTGTTTCTGTGCTGGTCCGGTCGTAAGTAACTGCAACTTTTTAATTTCGGATTTAAGAGTGTTAAAAGAACTAATGAGCGTACCAAAGGCTTTGTTGTCGTATTTTGTAGACGGTTGCTGTGCAAGCACCCTAATCGTAGTGCCAGGCTCAATACCGTCGATAGTTTCTTGTTGCTGTTGGATGGGCATATCACTATGGCAGTAACAGCGCATAGTAGTAGCAGGGTTATTTAAGCGGTCATATATTTCTGCCGAAGGGTGGTAATTGTACCTTCTATGTACGGGCGCTTGTTGCTATCAGCAGCGGCAAAAGTTACACAAACTTCAACGGGCAAAATATCTGCGTATCTACTCAGCCTGAAATTCAGTTCGGTTTCTTGTGACAGCATGTGAAGGCTGGTATCGCCCTCACATACTACACGGACAAACCTAGATCAGTCGGACCACTTGTTCCAGGCTGTGTTCATCAGGGCGTCTGATTCTTCCTTGGTACGGTCCATCTGCTTCGCGCGGGGATATTGCCCTGAGGGTCCAGTCTGGGCAGAATCCGCACCATCACTAGGTTTTGAGGCTGGACAGCCCCCTACATCAGGTGCAATG